CGGAGAAGGTAGTGCAGGAGCATAGGGTCGCCAACGAGGTAGAGTATGGGGCGCTTGAGGAGCTAGCAGCCAGCATACAGGGGGAGGGGGAAAGCCCCACCACCCCGGTCGCCAGCGAAGGGGGAGGCTCCACGTTCACCGGCCGGATGGTGGGGGATGGCAAAATTGAGCCTGGATCGTGAGACTTTGGCGTATTTAGCGGGTGTAGTTGACGGAGAGGGCAGTTTTGGTGCCTACAAGGATCCAAGGAGTGAGTGTATTTTTACGAGTTGTAAGGTTGAGATGAACCATAAGCCGACTTGTGAGGCGTTTCGGGCCGAATTTGGGGGGTCTGTGTTGCCGCGCAGGCACATTGGGCACCGGGCGTGTTGGGCTTGGCGTGTTTATGGGTGCAGTTTGGATGCGTTTCTGGACAGAATTAGTCCCTTTTTGCGTTTGAAGCGTCCGGAGGCGGAGTTGATGCGTGAATTTAGGCGGCATCGGGCCAATCCTGCTGCTTTTGTGGCGGAAATGAGGCGTTTGAAGCATGAGCAGGCGTCTTAACGGCGGCACTTGGGTGTAAGTGCCGACATTTTATGTGGGTAAAGTATGAGCAGGCGTCTTAACGGATGGATTGAGACGGTTTGTTGGGGCTGTGAGAAGCCTTTTAAATACCGTCGGACGGATAAGCGTGCGGATAGTTTTACAAAGCACCTCCATTTCGTTGCTGGTGATGCCTGGGTGTATCTTTGCGTGGTATGTGCGCAGAATCATCTCAAAGGCCTCTACAGTTCGCGTGGTGAGACTTTTGCAGAGAAAATAAGAGGTCATGCGTTCAAAATTATGGGCAGGGGGAGTTATGGTAGCGGCCTATAGAGGTAAATTGTGTTTTGCCAATAAGTTGAGAACACTGACTGACCATGCGAAGGCCGAGATCATTAAGCGTGACGAGTTCACCTGTAGGTATTGTGGTGAGGTGGCTGACTGTGTGGACCATATTATCCCCCATTCTTGGGCACCCGACAACCACCCGGACAATCTTGCTGCTGCCTGTACACCATGTAACTTGATGGCTGGCAATAAGATGTTCAAGAATTTCGACGAGAAGCGGTATCACATCCTTGATTTGCTGTCAAAGGCCTGTATGAGGGGGAGGATTAAGGTCTGGACCAAGGAAGAGGTGCTGGATTTGGGTCACACCCTCCGCAGTAAAATAGTCATGAGTTGTGTGGTGGTGGAGACGGAGGGTGAGCGGCAACGTGTTACCCAGCTTTTGGAGGAGAGGAAGTACAGGGTTAGAGCTGATTTGCAGGCGCTATTGAGAGCGCAACTGGTATAGGTTTCACGTGAAGCATGAGGAAGGGGCGGTATTGCCCCCGAACTGTCAGGCTCGGTGGTTGGGTGGTCCGTTTAACGGGCTTTTGACGCCGCTCAGGATCAACCATTCGCGGGTGGTGAAGGCGGATATGAGTAAGGGTGAGCCGGTGTGGGCCTGGTACATTCGGCGTCGGCGTGTTTCCGAGAAGTTGTGGGAGTACGAGTTTGAGAAGGCGGAGAGGGGTGGTTGGCCGGATGATCCTGACGACGATTTGGCGAGGTAGGGTATGCCTTACGCTGTGAGTCACAAGCCGGGTTCTAAGGTTTGGAAGGTTGTGAATAAGGAAACTGGCCGGATTTTGGGTACGCACTCCAGTAAGGAGAAGGCGGAGGCGCAGTTGCGAGCGGTGTACGCGAACACGGGAGGCAAGTGAGCCTATTACCTGAGGGCTGGGAGCTTTGGCCCCTGGCAGACCGAAAGGCGCTTTTTGTTAAGTTAAAGGCGCAGGAGGCTAAGGATAAAGAGCTTAACCCGCTGGGGTGGTATCATGCTTTGCCGGGTCCGCTGGGTTTTCATAGTTCTGAGGCGCGTTGGCGGCTGATGACTGGGGGGAATAGGTCTGGTAAGACGGAGGCTGGTGCGGCGGAGTTGTTGTTCCAGTTGGAGGGTAAGTCTCCCTTCCGTGGGGTGCGTCTGGGGCCGCTGGCGTTTGTGGCTTCTTCGCTGACTTTTGATGTGCAGCGGTACACGATGGTGAAGGCGGTAGAGAAGTTGATTCCGAAGGTGCATCCGTGGAAGCTGACGTATTCGCGTGACACGAAGATGCTGGAGGGGCCGAACGGGTACTGCGAGTTCAAGTCCGATGAACAGGGCTGGGAGTCGGCGCAAGGTAGGGCTTTAGATGGCTTCTGGTTGGATGAGGAGCATCGTGAGGAGTTTTTCAATCAGTTGACGAAGCGGTTAAAGGCGGGGAGCAGGCTGGAGGGGTGGTTTACGATGACGGCGGAACCGGACAAGAGCGATCACTGGACCTACGAGCGTCTGGCCCTCCCCGCTCTTGAATCTGACGAGTACGCGCATTTTGAGTGCGATCTGGAGGACAACCGGGTGTCTCGGGGCGGGTACATTATGGACTCCGAGATTGACCAGTTGATCGCTATGACACCGGTGGAGCATCGTCCTGCTGTGATCCACGGCAAGTATGTCAAGCGTGGGGGGTTGATTTATCCCGACTTCGATAAGGCGGTCCATGTGAAGCCGGATCGGCCCTTGCGCGACTGGTTGCAGGGTGTTGAGTCTGGGGCGTATACCGCGTTTTGTGCGTTGGACTGGGGTGTTCGTAATCCGACGGCGATTTTGCTGATCTTGGAGGACGGCGATGGCAACTGCCACGTTGTTGACGAGATATACCGACCGGCTAGGGATGTGTTGGACATCAAGCGAGAGTATAATAAACGATTCAAGGCTTTCCGTCCTACGTTTGTCGTCGCTGATCCGAGTATTTGGTCCAACCATGATTCAACAGATCCTGAGCGGACCATTGCCGGACAACTTGAGCGTGATGATCGAGGTGAGGGACTGCACGGGATCCCTTTATTTAAGGCTGATAACGACTGGGTCAACGGTTCTGCCGCGATGCGGGACTTGATGCGGGTGGACCCGGTTTCGGGTCCGAAGTTGCGGATTCAGAGCAGGTGTGTGAAGCTGGTGTGGGAGCTGGAGAACTATGTCGGGGAGGAGTGGCTGTCTCGGCAGAATGAACGGAACAAGAAAGAGACGGCCAGGCGCCAGCATGACCATGCTTGTGACGCTTTGCGGTATTTTGCGTTGGCTCCGCATAGGCACGTAGCACCGCGTTGGAAGCGGAAACCTGCGTTGGTGGTGGCCAATCCTGTAACCGGGTATATCCGGGCGAGAGCGTAAATGAGCGAAGAAGAAGTGGTTTTGGATCCGAAGCGTGATGCGGCTCGTTTTGTGGCCCAGCGGAAGCAGGACTGGTACGACTCCATGCAGACCAAACGGGCCACTTGGGCGCGGTTGGATAAGAGATATTTCAATTACAGGGAGGATTTGGGGGGTACGGATGACGCGGCGACCAACGAACCGAGAGCGAACATCGGCGTCCCCCTTGCCGCCGAAACAGTTGACACGGCTGTGGCCCGGATACACGATAACCTTTTCGGCAGAATTCCTTATGGTCGGATACTGGGTCGTGAGGGAACGGACCAGCTCAACGCCGAAACCGTGCAGAAGGTGGTGGATTACCAGCAGCAGACCGGGGGTTTCCCTTCCGTCGGGCACAGAATCATACGTGACGCTGTTAAGTACGGGGTCGGGTTCGGCAAATTCCACTTCAAGCGGGAGACCAAAAGAGTCCCGAAGCAGGTGACGATTTTGGGGATTCCGGTCCCTGGCGCAGTGCAGATGCAGGATGTGGTGGTTTCTCAGTCTCCGGTGCTGGAGCACGTCCACATTCAGGACATCTTTTTCCCGATGGACGCTCCTGACGTTGATTCGGCGGAGGGGTTTATCCACCGGACATGGGTTACTAAGCGGCAAGTACGCAAGGCGACGGATGGATTGGGGGCTCCGCTTTATGACCCCGCGGCGGTAAATGAGGTGGGGATCGCTTCTGCCAGCAAGGACACCGATCAGTCGCTGGCGAAGGAGTACACGACCCGGAAAATTGACGACGGGGCTCTGCATAAAGACGGTAAGTGGGCGCTTTTGGAGTACACTGGGCGGTTGCCGGAGAATGTTGCTGACGCGCTGGTGAAGTCGCATTATCCCGGTGCCGATCCCGACGCCGACTGGATCGTAACCATTGTGGATGGATCGGATGCTCCACTGCGTTGTGAGCCGTGTAATTATTTGACCAACCACCGGATGTATGTGGCGGCGAAGGTTATCGACGATCCTGGGTACATCTGCGGTGTGTCGATCATTGAGTTTGTGGAGAAGCTGGGTCTGACGATTGACGAGCTTTATAACATCGTGCTCGACAACATGAACTTCATCATCAACCAGCAGTTTTACATCAACGAACTGGCCGGAATAGACGAGGCCGACGTGGTTTCCACGCCGGGCAAAGTCATCAGGGGCAAGCGTCCCCCCTCGGAAGCCATCCTCCCGCTTCTCCGGCCAGATATATCTCAGTCGGTGTTCATTGTGATAAACGGGTTGCTCGGGCATTACAAGGAGTACACCGGGATCACGTCCACCGTTTTAGGGCAGACGGAGGTAGGCCGCCAGACCGCGACGGAGATCGCGTCCATTGTTTCCCATTCGGCTACTCGTTTGGGTCAGTTTGAGCGGTTGCTGGAGGACACCTTCATGCGCCCCGTCTTTGAGCGGTGGGTGGTGTTGAATCAGCAGTTCATTGACGAAGATTTTGTGATCCGCATATTCAAAGACACGCAGCCGGTTTACCCGAAGGTGGCTCCCGAGGATATCCAGGGTGTGTTCGACTTCGTGTTCGAGGGTTCTTCGCGGTCCGAGTCTGAGGCGTTGCGGGCGGGCCAGATCATGCAGGCCATTCAGATTAATGCCACGATTCCGGTAGCGATCTTCGACTTCATTAAACTGGGTGAGCAGTTGTTGGTGACGTGGGGTTGGAAGGATGTGGGTCAGTTCCTGAATCCAGAATTTCAACAGCAGTATTTCATGGTTCAGCAGTTGCAGGCGATGAAGAACATGGGGGAGACGGCGAAGGCGCTGACCCCGGATCAGCAACGTCAGGCAAAGGCGGGTAATGGGAACGCTGCAAAACAGGGAAAAGGGGTGGCTGGTAATGCGCCGCAGGGTACAGAGTTCAAGAGCGCTCTGGCTGCGGTTAAAGAGGCTGCGCTGCCCCAGATGCCGGAGGAAGGTTAATGCCAAGCGGAGTGCCAGGAAAAAAGATACGCCCGTATGTGGGGGTAGAGCTTGCTATGAAGGTCAATGAAATGGAGGAGCGAGTGGCTTCAGCAGAAAAGAAGGTGGCCGAAGTGACTCAGAAGGTGGAGTCGTCTCATACGATCCACGAGGATCGCACGTACACAAATGTCCCTACACCCAAGAAGGTGTTTGATCGCAAACCGTTTGTGGTAGGGTCGTTTTTGAACCTGGTGGGTCCGTATCCTGTGGCTGGGTGGATTCTGGTTGTAGGGCCGGAGGGTGTTCGTATTCGTGTAACCAGGGACCGTGAGCCGGATGTGAGGGAGTGCCCGTTTCGTACTTGGGATTACATTGAAACCCATCTCAGGGGTGGTGTATGAGTAGAGTACTTGTAGGTATTCCTATACGTCATCCACACGGTACGCCGGGTTGGAAAACGGAGGAGTGTTTGACGGCGCTGAAGTCGTCCAGCAAACACGCGGTTGAGATTTTTTATGCTCGGGGTGGGCAGATCACGCACAACTCCATGCAGATTGTTTACAAGGTTCTGAACGAGAACTGGGACTATCTGTTGTACACGGGGGACGACATTACGTTTCCGCCGTGGGCGCTGGACCGGATGATCGAGCACGATGTTGATGTGGTGGCTGGGGTGTGTACGTATAAGACGCCCCCTTACTGGACTACGGGGATGGTTGGGGACGGGGTACACAACTACAAGAAGTTGCTGGTGACTCGCACCCACGTAGCGCAGAAAGCGATGATTGAGCTGGATGCGGTAGGGTCCGGGTTCATGCTGATTAAGCGATCGGCGCTGGAGGCCATCGACGATTACTTGCGGTATAAGGTATATCCGGCGATGCCCGAGGAATACCGCTGGATGTGCCCGACGCCGTACTTCCCGGTGACGTTCAATCCCGACACAAATATGCTTACCGGGTCGGATTACTCGTTCTGCCGATTGGCGAAACGGGCGGGCAAGAAGATATTCATGGACTGTGGTGTGATTTGTGGCCATCGCTGGGAGTATGATTTCAGCGTTGCCGATCACTGGGACTGGACGGAACGGAATGGTTGGGGGGAGAACGAATTGCCATTCCCCGGTGCCGGTATAGAGCGCGTCAAACCGCCGGTCGGTTCTATCTTCTGGGGTGAGATGGGTGAGCCGGTCCCTATCACGGTGACTACGCGAGGGAGTGAGTACCACGCTCTTGAGTTTATTGTGCCGACCTTGGCTTGTGGATTTGAACCCCCGACGCAGGATACGAAGGAGGTCAGCACAGAAGTTGGATACATTGTCGGGTTCCACTTGTCAAAAGAGTTTGGTTTTGACGATTACATGAGGTGGGCGCGACGGTATCATAAGGTTTTGGTTCACTGGGTTGGCTCGGACGCCCTGATTGCCAGGGACGTGTTGACCCCTGCCCAGTGGGAATTGTTGCGTTCGGATCTGTTTGTTCATCTTATACAACACGAAAGACTGAACGGGGATATTATTGAGTGGCTGGGGACGACACATAAGGTTGTGATCCCCACGGTCAAACAGTTCCCTGTCGCTCCGTTGCCGAAGGAGTTTACGGTATTCATTTACTACCCCAAGCATCGGCACGACTTCCATTACGGCGACGTGATGAAGGAAGTCATCGAGAAGATGCCGGATGTCAAGTTCCGCTTGTGTCATTTGTTTGGGGAGAAGCCGGACTTCGAGTACCCCAATATGTTGTGGATGGGGAATCTTGAGGGTGATGAGTATGCCTACACGCTGGCACGGAGTTCCTGTGTGCTGCGTCTTTCCAGGCACGAGGGGAACCCGTTGACCGTGGCCGAGGCTGCGATCATGGGCCGCAGGTTTGTGACCAACTTCGACATGGAGCGCACCGTCCGCGTGTCGGATACGCCGACAGTGGATGAGGTCGTGGCAGCGATTAGGTCTGTGCAGGAGTTCAAGGAACCCGATCTGGAGATTGCGGAGGAGTATAGGAAAATCCACAATCGCCGGAATTATCGGGACATCATTGCCGAGCTGGCCGGGGTTGGATCTGAGCCGGTGGTAATGAACAGCGAGATGGCTAAGGCACCTTACGACTACATGAAATACTTCGAGTTCCGCTACGGACAGGGCGAGAAGGGTGCCGGTGGTCCCGAGCCTAATGGACGGGAGTCCAAGTGGACCCAGAAGCGGATTGCGGACATTATCAAGGAGCATGGCTGCAAGAAGGTGTTGGATGTGGGTTGTGGCTCGATGGTGCGGTGGGCCAGGTTGCCGATTGCGGAGATCAATTACACGGGGGTGGACATATCCCCGAAGGCTTTGGAGTACGCACATGATCGGTTCCCCAAGGCCACGTTCTTTGTAGCGGATATTACCAAGGATGCCGTACCCATCACGGAAGCGGTAATCAACATCGACATGATGCAGCACATCAAACCGGAGGATTTCAGCCGGGTGGTGCGGAAGCTGTTCTACGCGGCGGAGAAACTGCTGGTTATCAAGACCAGCGTAAATTTCACGCCGGGGTATTACCAGTTCAACCATAAATGGGATGACGTGGTCCCCACTGGTTGGAAGAAGGTAATTGAGGAGCAGGTTCCTGAAGCCACGGTTTCCCGTCTCTTCGTGTTTGTGAAGGAGGTGGAGAGTGTCCCTGCCTGATTACGTTGCAGCGGCCATGGTGGGGTTGGCTACCCACGAGGATTTTAAGACCGTCTGGAAGTATTTCGAGAAACAGGCGGATATGATGGTGTACGAAATTCTCAGTTCGTCTACGGACCCGGTTTCGCGCGAAGTGCTCGTGCGGTTGCACGAGATGTATCGCCGGGAGGTGGTTGATTTACCGGATAGAGCCGTGAAGTCACTGAACAAAGACGCCGGACAAGCTAAGGCCCCGGTTAAGGAGTAACAAATGGAACAAGACCCCCAGTCGGCCTCGCAAGAGACAACCGAAGAAGCTGGAAAAGGTGAGGCGGTAAAGTCCCCTGAGACGCCCCCGGAGGGACAAGCGTTGCAGGAGCGGATGGAGAAGCTCGAAAAATCTTACCAGGAAGCACAGCGGGTAATCGGTAGGCAGGGGAAGGAGCTTGGTGAGTTGCGCAAGCGCCCCATCCCCCAGACAGAAGAGACCATCGCACCTGATGCCTTCTTTACCGATCCGGTGAATGTTACCACGAAGGTTGTGTCTCGTGCTTTGGCCGAGTTTGAAGCCCGGCAGGAGCAAAAGAGGCAAGCAGAGCGGTACTTGCAGGAGTACGCAGAGGAGAAAGGGATTCCGGTGCGGCAGTTGCAGGCATTGAATGAGCGTCTTCAGTCGGCTTCGGCTGACCCGGATGCTTATTTGGAGATGCTTACGCAGTTGCACCAGGCCCAGAACACCTCCGAAGCGATCCGCAGTGCCACCCAGTCCGCCAAGGACACAGCAACACGAAACGCTCGCGCTGTGACTTCGGAGTCCGCGTCGGCAAATATCAGTCCGCCAGGTAAGTCGTTTGACCAAATGACGGGTGATGAGATGCGGGAGTGGATCAAGAAGAACTACGGCGAGGCAAGTTTTTAACCGGTTTTAGGAGAGATGATAAGTGGCACAAGGACAAACAACCGCTACACTGACTAACGTCCTCGGCACCTACTACGATAAGAAGTTTATCGAGTGGGAGAAGCAGCTTTTGCGTATGACCCAGTTCGCGCAACAGCGGCCTATTCCTGCGCATGGTGGCAAGACGGTTCAGTGGACGGGTTACAGGCCGCTCCCGCTGGTAACAGCGGCGTTGACAGAGGCGACAAATCCTACGACTCCAGGGTCGTTTGAAGCCCGGTCAATTACGAATACCGTTGCGGAGTGGGGCTATACGGTCAAAATGAGCAAGTTGCTTGAACTAACCAAATTGGACCCCGGCATCGAGGAGCAGGTCAATTTGGCAGCGGATCAGGCGGCTCGTACACTTGACTACAATGCGATGTTGGAAGTTTGCCGCAACGGTATCTGGGGAGTGGTCCCCACACCGGCTGCAACGTCCAACACGATTGTGGTTACGTGCGTTTCTAGTGCGTCCCACAGCACCAATCGCTTCGTGGCTACCCCACATTACAGCAAGACGGGTGCTACAACGTGGGTGGGGGCTGTGGCTACGGTGCTTACGGATGCGTATTACACGACTGGCAGACTGCATAAGTACGGGTACGCTGGCCGTGTTTCTTCGTGGGTTTCTAAGGGGTCGTCTGGTCAGGGTGGCGCTGGGCGTGACGTATGGATGCTCAAGACGCTTGCTCCTAACCGTGCTTGCCCGGTAGCGTTCCAGAGCGACGATACTATCCGTATCGTTTCTCAGAGCGGCCTATCTGCAACTCAGGTTCTCAGTTCCTCGGGTGTCCGGCTTGCACAGCGCGACCTTGTGAATAACAGAGCGCCTTCGTTTGGGGACGGGTACTACGCAGCGGTGATTAGCCCGGATACGGGGTACGACTTCAAGGGAAGCTCTACTTGGGTGAACGCGATGAGTTACTCGAACATCGAGGAATTGTATCGCGGTGAGATCGGCAGGTGGTTTGGATTCCGCTTTGTCGAAACCACGCAGCCCTATCGTGAGACCACGCTTGGGGTCGCGGGCTTCGGATCTGGCGCGATCTATCACAACCTGTTTATGGGTAGAAACGCTTTTGGTCACACCAAACTTGAAGGTGAAAGCCAGAAGTTGATCTACATCAACCAGGGGCCTGATAAGACCGATCCGCTCGATATGTATAGCATAATCGGCTGGAAGCAGGTGTTTGCTAACCGGCAGATTACGGCTCCGCATATTGTGTCGGTGATGACGGATGCGTCGTAGTGGCAAGGAGGGGGACGGGGCAACCCGTCCCTCTTTCTAACTATGATCTACGATTTTGCGTGTGACGGTTGTCGAGTAATCACCGAGCTTGAGCGCCCCGTGAGCATGGCGGGATTGCCGGAGATGTGCTCGTGGTGCGGGGAGGAGATGCGCCGTATATTTTACGCTCCCCGGTTACTTGGGCGCTCCAAACCTGGTTCGTTTAGACAGGACGCCGGTAAGTTGAACGCCTGGGACGATAGGTTGGCGCATTTAAGAGAGGTGGAAGGGAAATGGGGGTCTGCCGGTCTGCGTAAGGTGCGCAAAGAGGTGGGGGAAACTCTGTATAACAAGACTCTGAGTCATAAGAAAGATAGGTACACAGTCTGATGGCTGACTTTATCGGTACACTCCGGGGACTCCCCGGCATGAATGTAATCACGGACGAGACGATGACTGGTTTGGTCTCGATGGTGGTATCGGACCTCTGTGGTCGGCATCGCTGGCCGTTCTTACTGAAGGTTCAGCAGC